TTTGGCTTTCTTTTATGACCATGAAAACATCGATAAACAGATTATTTACCACCCTATTAGACCTGGGAATCTATTGCCTGACGGGAACTATGAACCTTTCGAGGTGCATTACAACCGGCTATAACACGGGCGAGTGTAATTTATGCCAGTGTCGAGATTGAGCTTCCATGATTTCTTTAGGAGTAGAGTTGGACAGGGTGACTCTGGCCAGGATTCAGAATGTTACGTTTTGATGATAGACAGTCATTAGGATCTAGAAATAAAAGATATCCCAGTGTATGCACGTAATTATCGCTTGTATATGTCCGGAGTTGAATACTATAACTTCCCAGGTAAGTATAAGAAGCCATGTGAAGAGGGCTACTTTTAAGTCAAAGTTAATTAAACAGTTAAGTCTAGACTAGAGCAGCCTCACTAAAAAGCTTTTAGACTTGCTAAGTTTCTTTTGAAATTTTCGCCAGTTTATTATTTATTTTAGTTGTAGCCTAAGGAAGAAACCTTTCAGAGCGTTTTGTCTAGTAGGGTTCGTGAAGATAATTACCATTCATACTTCCTGCCTGTTATTAACTTTAGCTGCAATACATGTCGAGCCATGAGAAAATAAGCTAAGATGAGATGGTTACGTCGTCTGAACGTCTATCTATTTGGGAAGTTATCTTCAGGTGTCCAATATGGAATTTTAAGTGTCGAGAAGTTCTTAAGGAGTTATAGCAAAAGACAATGGTCGAATGCTTTGAAGATCACAATAATGGCTGCTGTTGCTTATCGGCTGTATAAGGGATACGTTGCTCCTAAATACTTAATTAGGGAGCCTGATACCATTCAAGACTGGAGTAGAGTTTGGGGTACCACGCGGATAAGGAAGCATTTGATCGCTAAACAGGTTTAACTACGGACACATTTTGGTTGGATGTCTCACTTTTGTCATGTAATGGATTTGGGATTATTTAATGATAATTTCGTGCCAATCTAGACGCCTATCGATTTTTCAATGTTGAATTAACAAAATAGTTCTCTCTAGGCTTAATATTTTAAAAAATATTATGAATCTCATTAAGGCTTCAAAGCTAGTGTTATAGACATCTAGATTGCAAAATGGAGTTAACTTTGTGGCAGCGTTTAAGATGAAGTGTAAAGGTTTAAGGTTGGTCAGTCTGACCCCATTCCTCAGTACAATTGGCTGTCAACATTACCAGCTTCAAACTTAATTAGGAATTCTGATAATCTTCTATAAAATGTCGAAAGACTTATTTAACAACATTGTCCGGGAGGCATAAATGATAAATTTTACTTTGGGAAACTATCTAATAGTATGATGGACTAATTAGACAATTAAAGGATGATAACCGGTACAAAGATTTGTAGGGACGATTTAAAAGCCTTACTTCCTGCAAGCTAGTAGTCTACTATCCGATTATAAGGTCTTGACGGATAATATGCCAGGGTCTCGCATATTAATAAAGTTATGATGTTTTTCTCTAAACCTGTTAATGTTCAAGATCCGAATCAGATTAATCCTCTAGTGATGTCCGCTAATTCTTAATAAGAGTGGGTCCACTAATTCGGAGTTGTCAATAATTGGTTATAGACTCATAAGGAGCCTGTACGGATAGTTAAAGGTTAGCTCAAAGCCATAGATCCTGTTTCGTTGGTTTTTAAGACTGGTTATGATGTTATCAGTAATCAAGATAAAAAATAATAAATAGAGTGGTCTTCTAAGTGTGTACATAACTCTATAGCTGCATTAATGACTCGTTAGTTCAAAGCTAAAACTTAAATAGATGAAGATTATAGGTAGTAGTTTATTGCTATGGTAGACAGGTTTCTAGAGTACTTCAGACGACATTTCTCATTGTCTCCGGAAGACTAATCCAGAGCTTGTAATGAAGATCCGTTAGAATGGGTGTCTTCAAAATCTAACTTTCCGTAGGGTAAAAAAATCAAATACATGGATACTATGCAAAAATAATTGCTTGAAGGGAAGAATTTAAAATTTGGTTCTTATGATACCATGGTTAAATCTGGTGAGACTTTCTTTCCTGATTAGTCCAATCATCAAATAGAATAAATAATGCAGTAGTCACATTTTCTGACAGGTGAAAGTTCTCGGCCGAGAAATATTTGTGTACCTTCTGAGGGAACTTGCGGTTTGTTAACTTGGATGCAATCTCTACTGTGGAATGGGATAAAGAACGCTTGTCCGGGGTTCATGTAAGGTTAGGATAAATAGACTATGTAACATCTAATTTAAGATAAAATCACCTCTTTGTCACCTTAAGATCTATTATCAGTCTCGATAGACGGTTCTGCCTTTGATTCTACTTAATATAAGCCTATATAGGAAATCGTCGACAGACAATTATGGGAAGTATTTGGCGATTAATTATTTCCTCTTCTACAATAAAATGAGTGTTTTTCTAAAGTGGATTGTCAGCTTCTACGTCAACAATATGATTCTGTTACTTCTCGATTTGATAATATAATGTTTCAAAAATTACCAGATAACGGTAATTTGGTTGCTTGGCCTGAGGAAGTCGTTGAAGCTTTTAATTAAGATTGGAGCAGGTCTTACGGCAAGTATACTCAGGATACTCCAGGAAATTTTGTTTATTATAAAGTCGCTGGTACCACATTTTCAGGCGATCCAATCCGTACCACTCTGGGGAACACGTTTCGATCTTTACTTTATTTTTATAAGTATCTAGAAGACATTGGTATTAGAAATCCATGGGAATAATAAAAAAATCCGCGTCAAGTGTTTGTTATGGCATCCGGAGATGATACGGTGGCATTTGTT